AATATAAATATATAGATTAACAAATAAATAAATAAACAAAAACAATTTAAAATGGCAAAAGTATTTTACGTGATTAATCACAACGAAGGCGAAGGAGGAGTAGATTTCTTCAAAACAGAAAAAGAGGCATTAGCCTATGGAAAAGAACAATTCGAACAATTCGAAATTGGTAAAGAAGTGAAAGACGAAGATGATACTACATATATTGGAGACTCTTTAACATTTAAAAAAGGAATCTTATTTTCAATAGAATCAGCAGGTGTTAAGCTACAGGCAATGGAAGATGCTGATGCTAGGGAATACTCATTAGATCTAGAAGACGATGGTTCTACTGTATTCTTTGAAGGTTTTGTAAAAGGAATGTATTGTATTCTAGGCCGTGAAGTAACAGGTAAAGGTATAAAATGGGATTTTACTGGTGATGATATTAATGAAAATGAAGTTAAGAGTTCATTTAAATATATGCAAACATTTGAATCATTCACAAGAACATTATAAAAACAATTATTTCACCGCTATATTACACTAAACCAGGACTACAATCCTGGTTTTTTTATTTTTGAAACTTTTTACTTATTTTGTTTATAATACCTAAATATAATTAACAAATCTAAAAGTATGAAAATTACAATTAACAAAGTAGATCAAAACAGTTTCACTAGCTTTATCAACAGATTAAAAGTTATTGATACATTCGTATACTTTAAAATTAAAGACGGTGTAGTTCAAGCTTCAGCTTACTTACCACAAAGAGATGCTGTAAAGCATCACAGAGTTCCAGTTGAACACATGTTCCAAATTGCTGAGCCAATTACAACTGAAAAAGAATTAAAGATTGCTTTCTTTGATGCAACTAAATTAACAGATGCATTTAAGCAATTCGAATATGATTCTATTCAAGGTGAAATTGAATTCATCGAAAACGCAGACGATTTTGTAGCAACATCATTTAGAATTTTTAATGACGAATTAGAAATTAACCTTGCATGTTCAGAACCATCTTTAGGATATAAAGATCTTACAGATTCTCAAATTGCAACAATTTTCAATGTTGAAGAAGCAAACTATAAGTTTGACATGGATTTATCTACATTAAATAAAGTTAAATCTTTATTCGGATTAGATAAAGAAGAAACTTTCTCAATCGAAGCAAACGGAAAGGGTGTTAAATTAACAGGTAATACTTATAACATGTTAGTTACTCCAGATTATGACGGAAAAGCAGGTGGAAAGGTTACACTATTTAAAAAATACTTAAATTTATTAGACAAAGAAGATTATACAGCTAACGTAATGGACAATAGAGTCGTGTTAAGATCAAATGAATCTGAAACACTATTAACAATTGCAACTTGCCAAACAGCTGAATAACCTATGTCGGATATAACACAACTACTAGAGAAGCCAGAATCTGAGCTTAGTGATGCTGAAACAAAGGACCTTATCGAACACTATTCGATGATGTCTGCGAAATACACAGCGTATGAGCAAGCAGTTAAAGTAACATTAAACTCGATTTATGGTGCCTTTGGAAACAAATGGTTTCACTTCTTCAATTTAGATATTGCAGAATCAATTACAATACAAGGTCAAGGAGCAATCCTTTATTCTGAGAAAATATTGAATAAGTACTTTCAAGATTTCTGGATGAAAGATGTTGCAGTCCATGAATACTTCAATATTAAGGTAGTTAATAAACTTGTAAAACCATCAGTTGTTTATATCGATACAGATTCTTGTTATGTCCAGTTTGAAGAAATGTATGAATCTATTGAATGGCTTGGAGAAAAGCTAACAATTGATAAGTTCATTATGAGACTATATAATTTTAGAATCAAGGACTATATTACTAAGTGTATGGCAAAGTACGCTGAAACAACTAATACGGATAATTTCTTGTATTTTGATTTAGAGACTATTGCATACTCAGGTATTTGGTTAGCCAAAAAGAAATATTTACAAAACATCGCGTGGGAAGATAAGCTTGATGAAGAAGATAGATATCCAACCTTATCTAAAATAAAAACGATAGGGTTTGATACTATTCAAAGTTCAACACCTGCAGTTGCTCGTAAGCATTTAACTGAAGCACTTAAATTAGTACTATCTGAAAAACCAACATCTGATTTACTTAAGAAATTAGTAGAGTATTTAAAAAAATGTAAGAAGGAGTTTAAGCTGGTTGACGTTGATCAGATTGCATTTAACAAAAGAACTAATAATATTGAGAAGTATATCGTTGATGACACTATCGAGTTCCAGATTGGTTCTAAGTGTCCTCCTAATGTTAAAGCAGCAGGATTCTATAATTTCTTAATGAATACCAATCCTAAATACAAGAATAAGTATAAAATGATTGGTAACGGTGAGAAGTTAAAGTTATACCACTGTAAACATACAACTTGTGATATGTTCGCATATATGCCAGGAGATCATCCATATGAGATAGCTCCAGAAATTGATTATGAACTTCAATTTGAAAAGAGTGTAATTGATCCTTTAAATAGAGTATTGAAAGCATGTAGTCTACAAACACTAAACAGAAACTTAATTTATTCAACATCATTATTTTAATATGAAAGCAACATTTTACGAAACAGTATTAAGCCTTGTTAAATCAACCCCTAATAATATGAGTTTAGGAGATTCAATTAGATCTTTAGTCAATAAGATAGAATCTGCAGTAGAACAACCAAACAAGACAGTTACAAACCAAAGAACTATATTTGACGAAATAAAAGAAAGACAAGATGAATACAGATCCTAAGAAATTAACTGAAAATTTATCAAAAGAACAATTAATAAAGGTTCAAAAGTATCAAGAAATTCATATGAGACTAAGATTACTTAAATCTCAAATGAGTGATATACAAGATGAAACTCACGATTTAATTGATGAACTTGATAAAATGAGATTAAAAGAAAATAAAAACAAAGACAATGGCTAAAAAAGATTTTACATTTGACGATTTAAACAAGCAACTCGCTGACTTAAACCCGTTAGGATCCGTAATGGATCAATCGAATTTCTCAGAAGTAACTGAGTGGATTCCTACCGGAAACTATCACCTAAATGCATGCGTATCGGGTTCCCTTTTCGGAGGTTGGCCTAATAACAGATCTTGTTCGGTTGCAGGTCCTTCTGGAACTGGTAAAACATTCCTTACATTAAACTCTGTAAGAGAAGCAATCAACATGGGTTATAGTATAATCTATTATGATTCAGAAGCAGCTGTAGATAAAGAACAAATGATTAAGTTTGGTATTGATATTACTAAGGTAAATTATCAGCCAATGAACACTGTTCAAGATTTCAGAACTTCTATTACAACAATTACTCAAAAGATGCAAGAGATCAAAAGAAACGGCGGAAAGATTCCAAAGCTTATGATTATCTTAGATTCTGCAGGTAACTTAGCAACAAGAAAGGAAATTGACGATGCAGCATCTGGTAGTGAAAAATCAGATATGACTCGTTCAAAGATCTTAAAATCTATATTTAGAATTATAATGACTCCATTAGCAGATTTAAAGATTCCATTTATATTTACAAATCACACATACCAATCTCAATCGTTTATTCCAATGCAAATTGCAGGTGGAGGAACCGGTCCAGAATACGCAGCATCAATCGTGCTTATGTTAAATAAGGCACAATTAAAAGATGGAGCGGATAAAGTTGGTATTATTGTAACTGCAAAACCTACAAAGAATCGTTTTGCAAAACCAACTCCAATTAAATTCCACTTAAACTTTAGTGAAGGTATGAATCCTTATGTTGGATTAGAACAATATGCTACTTGGGATATTTGTGGAGTTACTAAAGGCTCGATTGAAAAAGGAAAGAAAGTTCCTAAAGCAACAGCAAGAGGATGGATTTGCGAACACTTAGATGAGGCAGTTCCAAATAAAGAATTCTTCACAGATAAGGTATTTACAAAAGAAGTATTAGAAAGAATTGAAATACATATTAAGCCTCTATTTAATTATAATTCAGAATCAAGCTCATTAGATATCGAAGAGATGTTAAACGATGCTGTAGAATCATAATGAAAGTAGATGTTCATAAAATGGTAGAAGATAAGCTACCTATAAAATATATCTTAGGCATACAGGAGAAGTTAGAAGCTTTTCCTGATGCTTTTGACATTTTATACATATTTATTAACGAAGCAGTTAAACGCCCTGATAGACAGAAGGAAACGTTTACTCGACATGCTTTAATGAAATACTTTTCTAAAGGAAATCATGATAATGCATCTGAAGGACTTAAGAAAGCAATTCAACTTGGATTAATAGAACAAACTAAGTTTGAAGAAGGAAAAGAAACATACGAAATAAAAATAAACCCATACATATGATAGCAGTATTCGATGACTTTATACAAGACGAAAACTTATTAAAAGAAATTGCAGAAGCAGGTGATGAATTCTTCTACCCAACCGGACAATATACTTATTGGAAAGGATGGTGGAGTAACGATCCTAAAAATGTGAAACAAAGATTAATTAAATATATTTGGAAAGATCACCTACCGGTTAATTTAACAGGGGTTATTGATGGATTCGAGCATTGGACTGGAATTCAAAGAGGGGATCAGGACGGTCGCAGAAATTATCTAGAACTACACTTAGATGATGATGTGATGTATCGTAAAGAAACTGGTGATAGACTTATACCAGTTTTAGGGTGTGTATATTATCCTCCAGGTTTTGAATTTGAAGGTGGTGATTTACAAATCTTTACTGAAGGTGAAGGAAAAACTCCTGAAATTATAAAGACCCGACCAAATAGATTAGTTATTTTTAATCCGGGTAATGTGGTCCATGGTGTTGCTGAAGTGACTTCAGGAATTAGAGGTGCTATAGCGATTAATGTATGGGATCAAGAACCGTGGTCAGTTGGACAAGGTCATATTATATTAGAATAAGATTGAAACAAATTAACATTTATCATTATAATTAGTATAAATAAAACAATCTATGAAATTCGGACAAGACTTTGAAAAGATCTTTTTTAAACTATCCCTTGCTAAGCCAAAATACTTAGAGACTATTAAGAAAGGTTTTTACTCTTCTGACGATATCGATACTTTACACTATTTAGCATCTAAATTCTACGAGAAATTCCACGAAACACCTTCTAAAGACCAAATGTTAGTTCTTACAAAGAACCCAAAGGTTAAAGGTAAAATTGAGGAAGACATTGTTGATATTATTTACAGCGTAGATCTAGTTAATTATGATGATGAATGGTTAACATCCACTGCAGAGTCTTGGATTAAATGGAGAAACTTTGATAGTACCTTAATGGATACGATCGAGTATGTTAAAACAACAGAAGTTACTCCAGAGAATACCGATGCAATTATTCAAAAAGTAAAGACATTAATTAATGATAGAAACTCTATTGTATTTAATTCAGATATTGGTCTTGATTTCTTTAAAGCAGAGGATCACTATAGCGAACAAAGAGTTAAAGTAAGTACTGGATATCATTTCTTAGATAGAGTTCTTAACGGAGGTTATGATAAAGATGGTTCTCTAGTAGTTTATGTTGGAGAACAAAACATTGGTAAATCAATCTTCTTGGCAAACGATGCAGCAAGTTTCGTAAAGATGGGAGTTAATACTGCCTTTGTTTCCGCGGAGATGGCAGCTCATAAAGTAATGAAACGTATCGGAGCAAACTTACTAACTATTCAAATGAATGATTATGAAGAAAAAGCAAAGAACGTTGATTTAATAAGACGTAAACTTGAAACTGTTGGAGATGGATTAACACCACCAGGTCAACTCTTCGTAAAGCAATTTCCAACCTCACAAGCAACTGTTACGGATATCGAAGCTTATTTAAAGCAAATCGAAGAAGAACGTAAGATTAAATTAGGAGCAATCGTTATTGACTATATTAATATCTTAGCAAATTATAGAGCACCAAACTCTGAAAATATGTACTTAAAGATCAAGCAAATTGCTGAAGATCTTAGAGCAATGGGAGTAAGGAATGGTTGGTTAATAGTTACAGCAACACAGATTAATAGAAACAATTATAATTCCAGTGATATTGGAATGGGAGATGTTGCAGAATCTGCAGGTCTTTCTCACACAGCCGATCTAATGCTAGGTATTATACAGGATGATATGATGAGAGCATCAAATGAATACTGGTTAAAGATATTAAAAATTAGAGATGGTGAAGGTAAAGGAGTTAAATGTAAGTTAGACATTAACTATAATTACATGAGAATAACAGAAACAGACGAAGTGTCTAATTCAAACATACACAGCTTATAATGAGAACAAAAAGAGACAAAATATTCGATAATACTTTCGAAGAGACTGAATACGAATTCGACACATCAATGACATTTGAGCTATCGCCGAGGGTTGTAGATAATAGACCAGAAGAAGATAAAATTGAAGCTAATTTAATAGCTGAAAATATACACTCTTTAATATTAAATTCTAGATATAAGAAATTTAATGAGATTGATGAATTTCAACAAACTGTTAAATTAAAGAAAATAGACATTAATGAGGTTTATGAATTCATATCAGACGAGACTAAAGCAGATCATTCATTAGTTGATGTATTTTCAGAGTTATGCGATTACTTCAATATAAACCCTACCCGTTTTTATCAATCACTTGGTAATAAATTTAAAGAAGAGCTAATAGAACAGCTTGACGAAAGAACGGACATCTTAAGAAAAAAGAACATAAACAGACTATTTTAATATGATCGACGGTAAAATCTTAAAAAGACCTGTAAAGAGGATTTGGATTTTAGGTGATATGCATTTAGGTGTAAGATCAAATTCAATGGAATGGTTAGAAATCCAAAAGGATTTTTATGAAAATCAATTCATACCTACCCTTAAAAAGAATGTAAAACCTGGAGATATATTAGTTCAGGTTGGCGATGCATTCGATAACAGACAAAGTATAAATTTAAAGGTGCTGCACTATGCTGTAGACCTTTTTGAAAGACTGGGTGAAATACTACCAGTCCATGTTATTTGTGGAAACCATGATATATGGGCTAAGAAAAGTAACGATGTTACTTCAATTGATAGTTTAAAGTGGATCCCAAACGTTGCAATCTATAAAGAACCTAAAGAATTTAAGTGGGCAGACAAGAGGGTATTGTTAATGCCATGGAGAAAAGATACAGATCATGAAGTTGAAACTCTTGCAGAATATCCACATTCAAATATTGTGTTTTGTCACTCTGAAGTAAGAGGTATTAAATTAAATGCAAAGGTTACTAATTTACATGGAGTTGAAGCAAACTCTTATGATAACTATCTTGCAGTTTTCTCAGGACATATACATTATAGACAAACTAAAGGTAGGTTAAGAATGGTTGGAGTTCCATATCAATTAACAAGATCGGATGCAAACAATTCAAAAGGATTTGACCTTGTTGATTTAGAGACTATGGAAGAGACTTTCTTCGAGAATGATAGATCACCAAAATTTGTTAAAACGTATCTTACAAGTCTTTACAACGTGCCCTTGGGAGAGTTTAAAGATCAAATACGTAACAACTTTGTAGATTTATTTGTACCATCCCATATTGCAGCTTCTAATTCATTATCTAGATTGATTAATACAATCCAATCAGTTAGTCGTAAAGTAGAACCTAACATATATGAACAAGATACATTTATCGATAAGGATATGTATGATATGGAAGAAATAGAAGAACTCTATAAGAACTATAACATAATGCATCTTTGTAACATGTATATTGATGGAATGTCACACGATGATGAAACTAAAGTACAAATTAAGGATAGAATAAAGAAATTGCACGATCTATGTGCATATAACTATGATAGCGACCACTAATGAAGATTCAATCAATAGAGTTTAAGAATTTTGCAAGTTATGGTAATTCAATTCAAAAATTAGAATTTGAAGATGATTCTTCTGAGTTATTTTTAACACTAGGTAAAAACGGACACGGTAAAACCACAATTGCTAACGCGATTGTTTATGCATTATACGGTAAAGTTGAAGGTGTTAAAATGGCAGACTTACCAAACAGAATAAATAAAGAATTATGGGTAAAGATTAATCTACAATGCGGAACTACTGAAGTTAGCATTGAAAGAGGATTAGCACCTGGTAAATTTGAAGTTCGTTTAAACGGGGTTGAGTTTGATAAAGCTGGTAAAAGATCTGTACAGGAATATTTAGAAGAGGAAATCTTTGGAATTCCATATCACGTATTTAAAAACATTATCATTCTTTCAGTAAATGACTTTAAGTCATTCTTAACAATGACTAATCATGATAAGAAACAGATTATTGATCGTATGTTTGGTTTCTCTATATTAAATGAGATGCAACGCCAGATTAAAGAAGAACGTAAAGGATTAAAGGTTGACATAGATGTATATGAACGTGAATTAAAATCTATTAACGAAAATATAACATCGGTCAATATGCAATTGAACGAGTTGATGGCAGAGTCAAATGAAAAAGACAAGGCAAAGATTCAAGAATTAAAAGATACTTTAGTTAGATATTCTGAAAACAAAACAAAGTTATCAAACGCACAGAAAACTATAACTGAAAGCGTTAAAAATATTAAGACAGATTTAACCGATGCAAGATCTGAAAAGACTTCATTAGAATTTGAATTACAATCACTAAAGAGTAAATTAAAATTATACGAAAGTAACGCATGTCCTACTTGTGAAAGTCCACTTGAAGGTGAATTCCATACAGATCGTAAGGCTGAAATGGAAACCAAAGCAAATGAGTTACCTTCTCAAATAGAAGTGGCAACAACTAAATTAAAATCTATTAATGATTCTATTGAATCTTTTAGATCTAAGGATCTTTTAATTAGAGACAAGGTTTCTTCTATTAATACAAATATCAATAACCTTAAAAGAGAATTGCTTAAGATTAAAGATTCTCTAGCAAAAGGATCTGATTTCTCTCACATGAAGCAATTAATATCTAATTTTGAAACTCAGGAAACTGAAAAGATAGATGCAAAATCAAAAGTTAATGCGGACTATTACTTCTTAGAGAATTTAGAAGAAATATTAGGAGAAGATGGTGTAAAGAATCTTGCAGTTAAAACAATACTTCCAGGATTAAATACAAATATTGCTGCAATGATTCAGACAATGCACTTACCGTTTCATATTCGTTTTGATGAAAAGTTTGATTGTATAATTAATCACTTAGGTGAAGAAATTAACCCAATGACTCTTTCAACTGGAGAACGTAAGAAAGCAGATTTTATTATCATTATAGCAATCATTAAAATATTAAAACTAAGATTCCCACAATTAAACTTGTTATTCTTAGATGAGTTATTAAGTTCAGTTGATGCGGATGGAGTTCACAATATTCTTAAGATATTAAGTAAGGTAATTAAAGAAGCAAAGCTGAATACATTTATTATAAATCACTCAGTATTACCAAGAGAAGTATTTGATAAAGAGATTCATATTTTTAAAGAGAATGGTTTTTCAAAGTTTGAAGTAACAAAGGTAGATTAATTTAGATATATACTATATTAAAATTAAACACAGATAATTAATGGCTTCATATAATTTAAAATATAATTCAGACGATAGTATTATTAGACATACTATTATTGGCTTATTAGCTGATTTAAATAACAAGGTTTATTTTTACAGACAGTTAGATGCAGATACTAGAAAAGCAATTGATATTCCTTTTTATTACTCTATAATAGGGGATGATCAATTCTTAAGAGATAATTTCTTATTCTCAACAGCAACTGGACCAGACTGTCACCCAAGTATTGCTTTTGCAGATGGTAACTATGATGTAGTTCCAAGAGGGGTTGTAAATCTAACAGGAATGTCAATAGATGCTGATAAGTTAGTGAATAAGAGAAATGTAGGTTCTTACACTAAAATGAATAGTGATGGAGCTATGGAAGGTTATACTGCAGAATTCGAAATGATTCCAATTACATTATCAGTTGATCTTGAAATATTAGTAAGTTCTACATTAGATGCTTTTAAAATAACTGAAAGATTAATTAAGACACTATATAAGTCTAATAGTTTTAATGTAGAGGTTGGACACTTAAATGAAGCAACATATAGATTAAATTCTTATTATGCTATTCCAGAAGACTTTGAAATTCAAACGCCAATAGATTTTACATTTGAAGATAAGGATAAATACAAAATAAGTTTCCCAGTTGAAATTAATTCATTTATACCTTCGTTTGACTTTGATTCAGAAAGACATGTTGGTAATAGAATGTTTGAAATATTATCATCTACAATACCAACAAATTCAGGTACAACTTCAGGTTCAATTGAAACCTCTAAGATAACGGAAGATACAATAACTGGTGTTATGGTTAATAAAGTACTTAAACCAGGAGCAGACTTTAATCAAGAAAGTAATCCACAGGCACCTTCAGGCTTAGACAACGTATTACCGTTAAACAGTACAGTAAACACTGGATTAGTGGTAATTCAAAACGGATCATATAACCAAGAAAAGATATTAATATCAACAAGCGGAACAGTCTCAATAGATACTTCCAATTTTGCAGGAGCAACTAGTATTTCAATTTTAGAAGGTGGTGCAGTTAATATTAAATTCTACTCTGGACAGTGGTATATTATAAGCTCTTCAAATACAACTATAAATTACTAAAATTAATTAAGATATATAATAAAACAAAAACAATAAATAATATGACAACTAACATTTTAGCACCTTTCTCTATTAATGAGAATACGTCTACATTTTATGTTAACGGAAGATTATTCGAAATGAATGATAGCGTTATCACGGAAATAGAAAAAACATCAGATTCTAATATGAATGCTGCAATTGCTGCTTTTGAATCTTTTGAATTTTCAAACGAAAAAGTAACATGGTTCTCAGGAGCTTCTAAATTCGTTTATAGTTTAACTGAAGGAACGTTTACAAATAACGGAACTTTAATTGCTGAAGGAACTTTTACAAACTATGCATTAGCATCTGGATTAGTAAGATATGAAAACAAAGGAACTGCTGAATTATTTGCTACACTTCCAACATTAGTTGAAAACTTCGTAGTATTAGATTTCGCAGCAACATTTGAAGGAAACTCAAATACAGTTAACATATTTAAAATCGAAGAAAAAGTATATGTTTCTAGATTTAACAATGATAATAAAATTGGTAAATTCTTTGAAGCAACTGCAAATGAAGCTTCTACATATATTACAGAACAAACTGGTGAAAACGCATATTCTTTCTTAACAGAATTATTAGAAGGTGAACAAGCTGGTCAAGCTGAAAAAGCATTAACTATTGAAACTTACCAAGATATGGTAGCATTCTTAAAAGATCAAAGAGGTTTATTAGCAACTGCTGATAAGTCTATCACAGAGATCAAAGCAGCAGATACCTTAATAAATGAGGAAATCTCAGTATGGGAATCTAAGATTGCTGAATTACAAGCATAATCAAACTAGATTAAATATTTTTAAAAGGGAGCTTCGGTTCCCTTTTTTTCATTTAGAAACAAAACAACATTTCTATGTATAATATCTAAATAAAGAAACAACAATGGCTCGTAAGAAAAATTATCTAAATAACAAAGACTTCTATGCTCAAATGGTTTTATCCAAAGACGCAGATAAGCTAACACCAACAGCCGAGAAGATGTTAATTCTTCTAGCTGAGAAAACTATTAATAAAATGAGATATGTGAGTGAGGATGATCGTAATGATTGTCTTCAATTTGCAATGTTAGATTTATTAAAATATTGGAGAAACTTTAATCCTAAATATCCTAATGCATTTGCATACTTTACAGAGATTGCAAAGAGAGGATATGCAAAAGGATGGAATAAGATCCACCCTCAGAAATACAAAGGAACTATATCAATTACAGGTTCTAATGATAACGGAGGAGAACATTCAGGAATATACACTCTTTAATTATCAATGTCAATAAAGAATGTTAAACCAACTAAAAACTCAGGATTCAGTCAAGGATATTATCATCCAAAGTTTCCAGAGAAATATATAGGACCCCAGCCGATAATTTATAGAAGCTCATGGGAAAAGAAGTTTTGTATATGGTGTGACATGAATGATAAAGTAATTAATTGGTCAAGTGAACCTGTTGAAATAAAATACTGGTCAAGACAAACTAATAAAGCACATAAATATTATCCTGACTTTTATTTTAAACAATTACAACAAGATGGAACACATAAAGAGTATTTAGTTGAAATAAAACCAAAGGCACAGATACAAAAACCTCAACCACCTAAGAAAAATTCAAAAAAGGCTTTAGCGTCTTATAAATTCTTAGCAGAGGCATACGTAAGAAATATGGATAAATATAATGCGGCTAAAACATATAGTGAAGGTCGTAATTGGAATTTCATAGTACTAACTGAAGACACAATATTAAATGGGTTACGTTAAGGACAGAATAAAAGAACTATCAAAAACTTCAGGAAGCAAGAAGAGAGCACGTAAAAATGCTGAAACTTGGTTTGCTGAAAGTTCTGCTAGTAGGAAAATAGTAGAGGTAAAAGCTACTAGGTCCCGATTCCAGCCCGGTAAAATATATGTGTTTGATTATAGTCCTATGACTGAGAATCTTCCATGGTATGATAAAAAACCAGTTGTATTGGCTTTAGAGGGAGTTAAAGGTAATGATTTAGGTGTAAATTTAAATCTGCTGCCAATTAGCGTTAAAGAACAGTTATTAGATGATTTATACACTAGAATGGGAGGACCTATTAAAAGTGCAACTAATATATCATATGATGCTGAAAGACAAAGAGCCCTTAGAATAACTTATGATGGAATGAAATCATACTTAGAAAACACTGGATGTGGTTTTGCTATTAGAAGATATAATCCTGGTAGAAAAACAAGACAATCAGTTGTAAGTTATTTAAAATGGCCAGAAATTGCACTATGTGATTTTATTAGTTTAAATGGCACAACGATCACACAAATAAGACAAATGTTTTCTAAACAATAAGAAGAAGATATATATAAAACAAATAATATAATAATATAAAATACAATGGCAGGATTCGTAAATAGAAATGGCCCTTTAAGTACAGGTAAAAAAACATTCACATTAAAAGATAGTCTTAAGAAATTATCTTCGTTTGGAATGTATTATGACGACCTAGTTCTTAGACAGTCTCAGTCAATTGGACCGATGGAAGATAAGATTGGCTTTGGCCAAATGAATCAAATGGGTCTAGACTCTGATGACATGTATGGAGCCTTTGCTGCATTATCAATGTCCGATACTAATATGCGTAAGAACATTCCGTTCTTTGATCAAGCATATGAGGGTAAGAGGGAAGAATTAAGAGCATTTTCAACATACGATGAAATTGAAGACATCTTAGATATTCTTTGTGATGAGTCTATTGTATATGATAATAAAAACTTTTTCGCAAATCCTGAAATTATTGGAATGGATGTTAGTGAAGAAGTTAACAAATATCTTAATAAGTCTTATAGAGACATTTACCAATATTTTGGATTTACATCAGATCAATCAGCATGGTATTATTTTAGAAAATTCTTAGTTGATGGTTATTTATCTTTTGAAATAGTTTATAATCCAGAACAAACTGAAATTATTGGTTTTAAAGAAATAGATCCTATTACATTAGTACCAGGATATAATAAAGAAGATGGTAAGAAAGTATGGACTCAATTTGCAGACGATCCAATTAAAGAAAGAACGCTGTATGACTCTCAGATCATTTATATCTCTTATTCATCAATTACTACGGCATCTAGGGTAAGTTACTTAGAACGTCTTATAAGATCATTTAACTTAATGAGAATTATGGAACACACTAGAGTAATCTGGGCTGTTACAAATTCATCTTATAGAATGAAGTTTATTATACCAGTTGGTGGTAAATCTAAAACAAGAGCAAAACAATCCCTAGCTCAATTAATGAATAACTATAAAGAAGTTGTAGATTTTGATTGGGAATCTGGAAGTATGCATACTGACGGTAAGCCAATGTTACAATTTAATAAAGAATACTGGTTACCAAGTAAAGATGGTGAAAGTCCAGAAATCGAAACATTAGGTGGTGAAGGTCCTGAATTATCAGACACAGAAGCACTTAAATACTTTACTGATAAACTTAAAGCTGTTTCTAAGATTCCATTTAACAGATTCATGTATGAAGATGGTGGAGGAGACTTTAACTTAGCAGCTGATGGAATGATTAGAGATGAAATCAAATTCTCTAAATTTATTAAGAGATTAAGATCTTCATTCCAAGAAGTTCTAGTAAAACCATTACATATCCAAATGTGTCTTAAATATCCTGAATTCGCAGATGATGCAGGATTTAAAACTCAAATATCATTACAGTTTACTGAAGAGAATATGTTTGCAGAATTAAAGCATATGGAAATCATGGAACGTAGAATCAATTTTGTTAGTGAATTAAAAGATTCATTAGTTGAAACAGATCCACTTACTATGGAAGAAACAAGTTACTTCGATCAAGATTTCTTAGTAGACAGATACTTAAAATTATCTCCGGATGATAAAGCAGCAAATGAAGCATATAAAGCACGTAAAGCTGCAAAAGACGCTGAAGAGCCAGAGGTTGATCCGATGGACATGGGAATGTAATATAAAAGAAAAAGAATATATAAAGTAATGAAACACGTAAAGCTATTTGAACAATTCCATAACATCACTGAAGGTGCTATGAAAGTTACTCCAGAATCTAAAGTTGAAATCGATGATTATACAACAGATAATGGTGTAGAAATTAAATCATCTGAAATCGTTGGTATCGTATCTAGTGCTAAAACAGAAAAAGAATTTCAAGATTACTTTTATGACACTTACGGACAAGGTGCATTCACAACAAATGATATTGAAACTTTAACTACATACTTCATGGAATACGAAGAAGAATTAGTTGCTGCCGAAACTGAAGCTGAAGAAGCTGAAAAAGAAGCAGAAGCTCCTGAAGAAGAAGATCCTTTAGCTGGAATCTAAAAAAATTAATTTTTAATAAATCCTACTTTATAATAAAGATATATAATACAAATATAATAAAATAATAACATGAGCAATAAAAATTTATTAATCCTAGAAAGATCTTCATCTGCCCTTGTACAAGGTAACACAGATAAGTACGTTCTTGAAGGAATTTTTGGTGAATTAGATGTGAAGAATAGAAACAACCGTATCTATACTGCTGAAGAATACTTACCACAGATCGAAGCTTTACAGGATAAAATTAAAGCATCAAAATTATTAGGGGAGTTAGATCACCCATCTAACTTTGATATATCTTTAAAGAATGTATCTCACATTATTGAGGAAATTACATACGATAAAGAAGCAAAACAAATTAAAGGACGTATCCGTTTACTAGATACTGATGCAGGAAGACAAGCTAAAGCTTTAGTCGATGCAGGAGTTCCTTTACAGATTTCATCTAGAGCAGCTGGTGCAGTTGAATCTAATGGAACAGTTAAAATCAAACAATTATTTACATATGATTTAGTAGCAGATCCTGGATTTGCAAACGCTGAATTGACAAGAGTTAATGAATCTTATGGATTTGCTAATAACTCAGACATATTAATATATGAAATTGGAGAGTCATTAGACTTATTAACTAACGAAACAAAAACAACTGAAAATAAAACACAATCAAAAATGGCAGAATCTAAATTTATCACTGCTGAAGATTTTAACAAATATTCTCAATATCTTTCTGAAGAGATTAAGGCTATTAAAGAATCTTTAACAGAAGCTAAAGAAACAGGAAATGAAACTGAATTATCTAATTTAAAGGAATACACTACGTATTTGGCTGAAAAATTAGATCAAAATATCCAATATGCAGAACATGTTGCAGAAAAGACTGATCAATCAATCTCTTATACTGAGAGCATTGCAGAAAAAGTAGATCAATCAATTCAGTACACTGAAAGCATGGCAACTGGTGTTAACCAAATTAAAGAGTATACTAATTATTTAGCAGAATCTTATAATGAAGGAGCATCATCACATTCTGATTTATTAGAATATGTTGAATATTTAAAAGGAAACTTAGAGAAAGTTACTGAATACGCAGAATATGTTGCAGAAACAGTTAACACTAACTTAATTACTGAAGAAGAAGCTGGTAAAGAAGTTGAAGAAATCGAAGCAGAAAATGATGCTGAAGATGTTACTGAACCAACTGTTGATGCTGATGGATCTGAATTAGATCACGGAGCTGAAGTTAAAGATGTTGAAAAAGATCTAGAACTTGAAGGTGAAGGAGATGCTGAAGGAAAAGAAATTGAAGAAGCTAAAGTAAACGAAAATCCTGCATTAGTAGCATTAGCTGCAGCAGAATTACTTAAGAAGAAAGATGAAGAAGCTGACACTGAAGAAGACGAAGAAGTTGCTGAAGATAAAGCTGAAGAAATCGAAGATGAAATCAATGACTTAGGAGAAGTTGAAGAACTTAAAGAAGATAAAGCAGAAGAAATTGAAAAAGAAATCAATGACTTAGGAGACGTTGAAAACGTTGAAGCTGATTTAGAACTTGAAGGTGAAGGAGAAGCTGAAGGAGAAGAAATCAAAGAAGAAGCTACAATCGATTCTTTAGATACTTACAAGAATGAAATTACTGAAAAGTTACAAGCTTTAATTAATAAAGCAACAGAAACTAAAACAGAAAATCCAGCATTCTTTAAATTCGTATCTGAATCAACTCAATCAGAATTTAATGTATTAGAAACTGAAGATAAAACTAAAGTATTATCTGCAATAGAGGGAAGAGGATATTTAACTGAAGGACAAATCTTAGGATTATGGAAGAATTCATTATTAACAGCAACTGTTACAAATGAGCCTGCTGTTATTTCAATGATGCCTGCTGAATACAAAGAAACTTTCGCTAAATTATCTGAATCAAAAAAGAATTCAATCTTAGCACAATCTAAAATGCACAAATTAGAAACAGCTTATCAAGTTGCAAACTTTTGGCAAACAAGAGATTTAAGAGAAGTATCTCAAGTTATGGAAAAAGTATCAATGGTTAAAGAATCTGTAGAGGTTAAACCAACTATTGGATATGACATGTCAGATATTGCTGCTCAAATCGCTGCAAAATTTAAGAAATAAGATAAATATTAAAAAACGGGTAAAATGAAAAAATCATTTAATTCTTTCTTTTGCCCAAAATAATATAGATATATAATAATATCAAAAGCATATCGATTATTAGTTAAGAAGCAAAAGACTAAAAAACAATCGAAGTAATAAATAACAATACCATTAAAAAAAATATAAAATATAAAAATGGCAAATTTAATTAACGAATCTGAAATCAGATCAACATGGGCTCCAATTATCGAGTCTGCGACAGGGATCAACGATGCTAACAAATTAGCATGGATGTCAACTTACTGTCACAATCACAAATTATATGAAGATGCAAACATTATGCGTTTAGATCCTTCTATGAACTTAACGGGTATGGGTGCGGCAACGTTACCATCTTCATCAGCAAATGGATCAGGAGATAAAGCACCGTCTTTATTACCTTTAGCAATGCAAGTTGCTGCACAAACAATTGGTTTAGATTTAGTACCAGTTGTACCAATGGCTGGACCAATGGGATTATTATCTTACTTAGACTTCACATACGAAGGTGGTAGATTAGATAATTCAGTAACTCCTACATACGTTAAAACTTCTGCAGCTGTTGCAGGTGGTGATGTATTAGTTGGAACTTCTAGAATTGATGGTTTAAACATCATTAAAGTTGTAGATGCATTAGCTGCTGGAGAAGCAAACATTGCTGCTAGATATGCTGGAGCTGTTTTAGTAAAAGCTTTAGAAGATCACATTAAAGGATTTGCTGCTTCTAACGAAGCTGGAGCACCTTACTCAAGAGAAGCTGGTGAAAGAACTGCTGATAAAGTAATGGGTCTTTCTTTATTCTCTAAATCAATTGCTGCTGAAACTTTCCAAGTTGCTGCTGCAGTTACAAGAGAGCAAGTACAAGATTTAAAACAATTCGGTGTAGATGCTGTTGCTCAAGTTGAGTCAGTATTAACTAACGAATTAACTCAATCTATTAACCAACACATCTTAGGTTCTGTAAGAACTTTAGGAGCAACTAACGTAACAGCTACTTTTGGAGCTGCTACTGATTTTGATATCGAATTAGCTGCTGCATCTGCATTAGCAGGTGGTGAGACTGTTGCATCAGAACACAGAAAAGTATTAACTCAGGTTTTAGCCGCTGCTAACTTAATTGCTAACAGAGGAAGAAGAGGAGCTGGTAACTTTGCAGTTGTTGGAGCACAGGTAGCTACGGTATTACAATCAATCTCTGGATTTGTTGCAAACCCAATGGCAAACACTATTTCTCAATCGGCTGGAGCAATCTACCCATTAGGATCTGTTGCTGGAATTAACATTTATACTGACCCAACTCAAGACTGGGGATCTTATGAGATCGCAGTTGGAAGAAAAGGAGACGGAAACGGACCTGGATTAGTATTCATGCCTTATTTAATGGCTGAATCAGTACAAACTATCGCTGAAGGAACTATGGCACCGAAAATTGCTGTAAAATCTAGATTTGCATTAGTTGAAGCTGGATTCCACGCTGAAACTCAGTATGTTACTTTTAACATCGCTACTGGTGGAGCTTGGTCTAACTTAATCAACTTAGCTTAATCACTAAGTTAACTAACGTTAACACATATTTAATGAAAGGGAAGTTCGAAAGATCTTCCCTTTTTTTATGCAAAGATTACAGTGATATATAGACTATATAAAAACTAATAATATAAACTAATATGGACAAATTTGAAAAGTGGTTTAATAAAGTTAATGAAGAATTAGCAGTAAGCCCGACAATTAATACAGAAGTAGCAGATATTGCAGTGACTGATGTAGACTCTGATAGAAGTAATATGATAGGTGATATTGATACTATTATGACTTCTTTAGAAACACTAGCAAGTGAACTTACAGAAGAATTAGCTATTGAGTTAGAAGATTTAAATGAAGCAGGTAAATCAATTACCGATAAAGCTGGAGATTTTATAAAATCATGGATAACTGGAATGAAGGCTACGAAGGCTCAAGGGAAAGTTAATAAAATTAAAATGAATGCTTCTGATTTACGATTTGCAGCAGATAATGCTAAGGATGGTAATTCAACTAATCTTGATAAAAAAGCTATAGCTGCAAAGGACCAAGCAAAAGACCTACAAACATTAGTAGATAAAAAGTTCTCAGCATCAGGCTCTTACGTTACTAATAAATTACAGGCTGCTAAAATCGCAGGTCAAATGGAAATCATCAAAAGAACCACAGGTATGGAAGATGATCCAAAGAAAAAGGCTGCATTAAAAGATAAAATGGTTGAATTAGCTGCTAAGTATAAAGAAGATGTTGCTGCCACGAAGGAGCTAGAAGATGCTAACCAAGAGGTAATTGCAGCTAATAAAAAGAAAACGAAAAAGAAAACGAAAGTAAAGGGAGAAGATACTACTGGAGATGATGCACAGGACGCACCTGGTGATAAAGATAATAGAACAGACGCACAAAAGCAAGCTGACGCAGCAAAAGAAGAAGAAACAAGAAAGGCAACTCTAAAAAACGCAGATGGTGCCGATGATGCAACCAAAGCAGATAGAGAAAAGAAAAACTCTAAAGACGGGTTGATGGACAGATATAAAGTTCTTTTAAAGAAAGCACAGGATGATGGTGATGAAACTAAAGCAAAGGACATACAATCTAAGATTGATGCAATATCTAAAAGAGAATCATGGCAATTAGATGGGACTGAATTAGGTAGAATATTTGAAATGGAACTTATTAGATATGAAAATTCATTTGCATTAAATGAATCTAGACATAATGTAGACTCAATTAAAGATAAATTTAATACTCTTTTAAATTCTTAAGATTTAGAATTTTTACGAGCAAGTTTTAAGAACTCCTTCTGTTGATTCAGTAGGAGTTTTTTTACGCACTTTTGGAAGAGGACCGACGATTTAACTATTCTGCCATCAATGAACCCACCGTCAATAGTGTCATGATATTCCTCATGCACGAAGTTTTCTGGTTTAAAGTTATTTATATTAGCTCTAATATCTCTACCACTCAACGCACATTTCCAATCAATAGTATCATAACTTTCCTTTAAGTCATCAAGCTTAACAAATTCTTCAGTAGACCAATCATAATAAAACTTATCAAAGCGATCAACATGTCTGTGTCTACATAATTCAAATATGATATGTAGGAATTGATCATCCTGTGCTCTATCCTTTATGATGGGATGTTCTAATAATAATCTACGTTGTTGTTTAGATATTGAATCATATCTAACACCATACCTGTTTTTAGGGTAAGGACCTCCGGTTCTAACTATATTAGGGTATTTTTTATTGTATGCCATATAGACTATTTATCTTTGAAACATACACTAATAAATGTGTATAATTACTATAAATTAAACTCAAAAAATGATACACGCATTATTTACAGAAAAATACAGACCAAAAGATCTTACTGATTTAATTCTTCCAGAAAGAGTAATGAATAAGTTTAAAGATGGTTTAACACAAAACATGTTGTTTGCAGGATCACCTGGTACTGGTAAGACGTCAACTGCAAAAGCAATTGTACAACAATGGGATCTTCCATATCTATACATAAACGCATCGACAGATACGTCAGTGGATGTTATTCGTACAAGGATTACAGACTTCTGTTCAACCATGTCAATATTAGATGATCGTAATAAATTTAAAGTAGTTATATTAGATGAGGTCGATGGTGTATCGGATCAATTCTTTAAAGCACTTCGTGCAACAATGGAAACATTTGCAAGTAACTCAAGATTTATTGCAACGTGTAATTACATTAATAAATTACCAGATCCTATTCTTTCAAGATTCGAAGTAATTAACTTTGATTTTGATAAGGCAGAGGAAAACGAACTAACAAAGAAATATATCCGTAGAGTATATGATATTTGTGGAAAAGAAGAAATGACAATTGAAAAACCAGCATTAGTTGAATTTGTACGTAGAAACTTTCCAGATTTAAGATCTACATTAAACAAGTTACAAGGATTTAAAACACAAGGAACAAAGAATATTGGAGTTGAAGATGTAAAGAAATTTAATTCAGTCTATAAAGATGTATATGAATTAATATTCAATCAAACAGATCCAGTTAAAAACTATCAGTATTTAGTTGGTGAATATTCAAACAGAGTTGATGATGTACTCCAAACACTAGGAGAAGAATTTATACAATACATTCAATCAGAAAAGCCAAGTGCTGCTAGATTTATTCCACAGATTGCAGTTACAGTAGCAGAACACCAGGCTCAACGTAATCTAGTAATAGATCAAGTTATAACCCTTTTAAGCTGCGTCTATAAATTACAAGAAATAGTTAGACAATAATTTTTTTATGTCGCAAAAAAGGTTTATATTTACATATACAAAATAAAACATACAATATGAAATTAGGTAAACACACATTATTAATAGATGGTAATTATTTTCTACACAGTAGATTATTCGTTCTTCCAAACAAAAAAGGTGAACAATTACTAGGAACTGAAGATAGTCAAAAAGGATTAATGCGAAAGCTATGTATTGATTTTGCTTCGGAGTTGCGTAAGATGTCAACATTCGTTGATCAAATAGTAGTTACTGTAGATTCTAAATCATGGCGTAAAGATTTATTTCCGGAAGCTCAATATAAAGGTACTAGGGTACAAGATAATTCTGTAAATTGGAAAGCAGTATTCAGTGTATATTCTGAATGGCAAGAAATTCTTGCTAAACAAGGTGTAGTAATTCATCAAATCAATGGAGCAGAAGCAGATGATGTTATATTCGGATGGTCAACTCAATTAAACAATGAAGGTAGAAACTGTATAGTATGGTCGGGTGATAGAGATCTTATCCAACTTGTTAATTACAATGATGCAACTGATGCATATTCTTTATGGTATTATAGTTCTAGAAGAGTGTTAATTGGCTTTGAAGGTTTCGAAGACTTATTAACTAAAAGAGCTACCGATACAATGTCAAATGATGATTTATTATTTAACATGTCTTCAGATGCAACTGCACAAGATCAAGCTAAAGAAAATCTAACAGAATGGATACGCACTAATCGCGTAACTACTCAAGAAATAAATTGCGATGATTTTATCTTTACAAAAATAATACAAGGAGATAAGTCAGATAATATTAGAAGTGTTGTCACATGGACTAAAACAGCAGCTAGTGGTAAAATAATGAATTATTCTATCACAGAAAAGAATGCTAACAAAATATTAGATAAGTTTAAAGAAACTGAAGGTGATTTTACAATAGACAAATTCTTTAATAAAGATTGCGTTAATTTAATTGTAGACATTATACACACAACTATAGGTAAATCAACTCCAGAAGAAATACGATCTAGATTCAATCAAAATTTAGATCTAATGCTCCTACACTTTAATACAATACCAGATCCTATTCAAAAGCAAATTTATAAAGCTATAGAATCAGATCTTACAATAATGCCAATTGTTCAAAAACTCACAAAGATGGAAGTTATATTAGAAGGAACTGATTGGTTACAGAAGAAAGGAACTGCAGCT